AAGTGACGTTTCAGCTGGGTGTTCCCAACAGAACGATCGACATCACCCCGGAGACCCGCTCCATTGCTGGACCATCATCCGACTCACAATCGGATCGTCGCCAGAAGGCCGGCTGATTGTGGGCTACGCGTGCAGCCCAGTACTAGGTGGCTCGGTGACTGTGGGCTACGCGCGCGGCCTTAGTGTGCCGCTGACTGTGGGCTGCGGGACCAAATGGGCTAGGCGCGCGGGCATTGGTTCCATACCACTCTCCACCGCTCTCGCACCAGACCACCCCCCCATCGGACCCATTGCGAACTCGCTCTGCAAAAGTCCGGCTCTGTCTAAAAATTTCAGCCCCCCGCTATGAGCTACCTGTTCAACGTGGCTCTGGCTATTGATCAATTGCTCAATGCGATGCTGGGCGGGTATGCGGATGAGTCTTTATCCGCAAGGGCCTACAGGAGGCGCTCAGAGCCTCTGTGGGGGCTTCTGGTGAGGTTGTTGGACTGGATGTTCTTCTGGCATGCGACGCACTGCGAGAGCGCGTATTGGGCCGAAAAGTTAGGCAGGCATCTGCCACCGGAGTACAGAGATGGCTAGACCGAAGAAGATGAACTCGGGCGGATTCGTAGGCAAGAAAGCCCCCGATGATGATCGCCCCATCAACCAACGTCTTGCTGAGCGAGACAACGTCGGTTCCTATCAGGATGACTCCGACGGCCCCCCATCGAGGCTGATAGCTGTTGGTGGTAAGGGCGGGCCTGCTGGAGTTACTGGGTTCGCAAAGGCATCGACTTCGGTTCGTGTGGGCGATGGAGTCAGCGTCGAGCCGTGGGTCTCTGTTGAGGGCTCCAGCAGGTTCAAGAATTCAAAGGGCGCTGGTGTGTCGGTACGCAAAGAGTTCGCCCGAGGCGGCCTGATTGACCCGTGGAACTACAAGAAATGAGCAAGACACCAGCGTGGACACGCAAAGAGGGCAAAGACCCCGATGGCGGGCTGAATGCCAAAGGGCGCTCCTCTTACAACAAATCAACCGGCGGCAATCTGAAGCCACCACAGCCCGAAGGTGGCCCGCGTAAGGACTCGTTCTGTGCGCGGATGGAAGGCATGAAGAAAAAGTTAACGAGCGAAAAGACCGCCAAAGACCCGAACAGCCGGATCAATAAATCCCTCAGGGCGTGGAAGTGCTGATGAAGAAAATCTGGGACACCCCAAACCCGAAGAAGAAGTCCGAGCCATTGACGCCGAAACAGAAAGCGTCAGCAAAGAGATCGGCAAAGGCTGCTGGACGCCCCTACCCAAACCTCATTGACAACATGAAGGCGAAGTAATGGGTAGGGATTACAAACGCGCCTATCAGCTTCAGAAGGCCTCTGGTGAGACCGATGATCAGCTGGAACGTCAAAGGGCCCGTCGGATGTATGACCGGAAGGGCATTGACCGAGACGGCATGCACATCGACCACAAAACACCGATTCGTAAGGGCGGGAAGTCCACCACTGGAAACTTACGTCTGCGTTCTCCTCGCAAGAACATGAGCGACAAGTGATGCGCAGAGACGAAAGGGTTGTCAAAAAGACGCCTGCCGCGACCCCCCGAAAGCAGGAGCTTGAGGATGTGCTTGAGGCAGACCGACTGAGACTGGAGCGAACCGAAAAGCTCAAGAGGTTTGCTGGGGGCGACCGCCCTTACGGGAAGAAACAGTGAGTCTCGTTGCTTATCAGCCGCCGGGGCCCGTAGCGGCAGACTTCCACGCTGACAGCAGCTTTGTCAGGGGACTGATGGGGCCCGTAGGTTCAGGCAAAAGCTCGTCCTGTTGCGTCGAGATCCTGACACGCGCCCTCGAACAAAAGCCCGGCCCTGATGGTCGCAGAAGCTCTCGTTGGGCGATCCTGAGGTCCACATATCCAGAACTGAAAAGCACAACGATCAAGACTTGGACCGACTGGTTCGGACCCATTTGCACGATGAAGTGGGACAGCCCGATAACTTCGACGATATCAATCGGTGATATCGGAGACGGTACTGGTCTGGACATCGAGGTCTTGTTCTTAGCAATGGACCGCCCAGACGACGCCGGAAAGATGCGCTCTCTGGAGTTGACGGGTGCGTGGATGAATGAGGCGGGGCTGATGGAAAAGGCAGTCCTCGATATGCTGACCCAACGGGTCGGCCGATACCCTGCATTGAGAAATGGCGGACCGACGTGGACCGGCGTCATTCTGGATACCAACCCACCTGATGACGACAGCTGGTGGTACAAAATCTTTGAAGAAGACAAGCCCAAAGGCTACAAGCTCTTCAAGCAACCCGGCGGCCTGTACTTCGATGCCGACGATGAGAGCCCGACCTTCGGGGAATACCTGCCCAACTCCGCAGCCGAGAACGCGCACAACCTGCCGGCCGGGTACGAGTACTACCTAAGACAAGTCGCAGGAAAGACCGAGGACTGGATTCGAGTCTTCCTTTGCGGGACGTATGGGACAACGATGGACGGCAAGCCCGTCTATCCAGAATGGAAGGAGGACTTCCACTTCTCTAAGGCTCCTTTGGAGCCCATCAGAGGCCTGCCAATCGTCCTGTCGTTCGACTTTGGTCTTACCCCCGCTTGCACGTTCTTGCAGATGTCTCCGAGAGGACAGCTGTTGGTTCTGAATGAGCTTGTCTCCGAGGATATGGGTATCCGCCAGTTCTACTCGGAAGTTGTGGTCCCAGAGATTCAGGCCAATTACTCCGGCTTCCGTATCGAGGCGTGTGGCGACCCAGCTGGAACGATCCGCTCCCAGACCAATGAGAAGACCTGCATGCAGGAGTTGTTGGAGATGGGGATGCTTTGCGAGCCCGCCGTCACGAATGAGTTCGTTGCCAGACGGGAGTCTGTTGCGTTCTTTCTCCAAAGAGCAACAAGTGGCGAGCCGGGATTCTTGCTTGATGAGAAGTGTCGAATGCTCCGTAAGGGATTCAACGGCGGCTACCGATACGAGCGAATCCGCGCGTCTGGCGCAACGAAGTTCAAAGACCGACCTGTTAAAGACAAGTTCAGTCACGTTCACGACGCCCTCCAGTACGGCTGTTTGCAGATGCGAGCAGAGATGAACCCCGTCCGGGCCCAGCCAATCCAAAAACGACGCGCCGCGTGGGCGTAAATCTTAGGAACAGCAAATGTTGCAGACCAGTTTGGGCCGCCCCCCGCAGGCGATGGACATCCCTGCCGAGATCATTGGGTCTTTATCAGCCTATATCGATAAGTGCTGGGATGAGGCTAAGACCGCAAAGCAGGTTTTAACTGAGCGGCTACTTCGTTGTGAGCGTCAGCGTCGGGGTGAATACGACCCAGACAAGCGGATGGAAATCTCCGAGCAGGGCGGAACAGACATCTTCATGATGCTGACCGATGTTAAGTGCCGAGCAGCTGAAAGCTGGATCAAAGACGTGATGTTGTCGTCTGACCGGACGTGGTCGCTGACCCCAACTACAGAGCCATCCGTTCCTCCTGAGTTTCGAGAAGGGATCATCGCGACCGTTGTGCGCGAGGCGATGGAGGTCCAGTCGCAGGGGATGACGATCAGCCCCGATGTGATCGAACTGCGGATGGATGAAATCTATTCCGAGGTCACCAAAAAAGTTGGCGAGCAAACGCGCGAAGCGACCGGAAGAATGATCGGCCGGATGGACGACATCCTAGAAGAGTCGGGTTGGGCCAAAGTCATATCCGAACTGATATACGACTTCACTACCTTCCCGTTCTCGATCCTGAAGGGTCCGATCGTTCGTCGCCGCCGGCAGCTGAAGTGGTCGAAGAATTTCAAGCCCGTCGTCGATGAAGTGGTGGCTTTGGACTTCGAGCGCATCAATCCTTACGACGCCTTCTGGAGTCCAAACGCTACGAACCCTCAAGAGGGGTACTTCATCGAGCGGATCAAGATGACCCGCGCTGCTCTGGCGGCAATGATCGACATGCCGGGCGTGAACAACAGCGAAGTCGAGGCAGCAATCGATGCATATGGTCGCGGCGGACTACGCGAGTACCTGTTTAGCGATGTTGAACAGACGATGCTCAAGGGGCGCTCTTCGTATGCCAATTCATCCAACGACCTCATTGAGGGAATTAACTTCTGGGGATCTGTTTCTGGCTCAATGCTCCGCGAATGGGGCATGAAGGACGTAGAGCCTTACAGGGAGTACGAGGTCAACGCGTGGATGTTTGGATCTCACGTCATCCTTTGCAGGCTCAATCAAGATCCTCTTGGACGCCGACCGTACTCAAAAGAGTGCTGGGAGACGATTCCCGGCGCGTTCGCTGGTAAAGCCCTGCCTGAACTGATGCGCGACATCCAGTCGATGTGCAATGCAGCTGCACGCGCTCTTGCAAACAACATGAGTCTCGCATCCGGTCCTCAGGCGGAGATCAGCGTGGACAGGTTAGCAAAGGGACAGCAGATCACCGAGATGGTGCCGTGGCAAATATGGCAGACCACCGCTGACCGTAGCGGCTCCGGCCAGCCGGCTGTTCGTTTCTGGCAGCCGAATATGAATGCCGAGCCTCTGCTGAACGTCTACACGTACTTTCAAAAGGTGGCAGACGAGGTCACTGGCGTGCCGAACTACGTCTACGGCTCTTCTGCGGTCTCTGGCGCGGGCCGAACTGCCTCTGGACTAAGTATGTTGATGGAGAACGCAGCTAAGGGAATCAAGTCGGCGATTCTTGCTCTTGATGGCGGGATCACCGAAACGCTTACCCGTCTGTACAACCACCTGATGATTTACGACAAAGACCCGTCCATCAAGGCGGATGCGCAGATCGTCGCAACGGGCGTGGTAGCCACCTTAATGAAGGATCAAATTCACGCTAGGCGTACTGAATTCCTCGCCTCTGTGCTGAACCCCGTCGATACCCAGATTGTCACGCCCGAGCGCAGGGCTTACTTGCTGAGAGAGCAGGCTAAGACACTGAACATTGATGTCGACAAAGTGGTTCCCGCCCCCGAGGAAATTAAACGCCTGATGCAAGAGCAGGCCGCTGCCCAGCAGATGGCTCAGATGCCGCAACAAGAAGGGGCTCCAGAGTGAGTGCAATCGGAATTCTGGGTGGGTTGGCCGCAGCCGGCGCTGCCTACAAAGAGGGCAAGCGCAACAAAGAGCGCGAAGCGCGTCTTGAGAAGTACGACGCCGCTCTGGCTGACCTTCGTTCCGCGCAGGCAGACAATCTCCGTTCAAGAAAATCCCCTAAGCCAGACATCGTAGTCGTAAAGGACGGGGTTGCTGACATGAGTACGCTCGGAATGCCGGGCAGCTACCGGCAGCCAGACGACGGCCCCGAGCCTCTTAACTCTGTTCCAGAGGTGGAGCGGGGAGATGAATTGGCTCGCGGCGGCGTTGTTGGCTATGCCAATGGCGGACTTGTTGACTACAACAACTCTCCTGCTGGCGACCGTATGGCAGGTGGCCGAGTGTGCGACTTTGTTGATAGCAGCTGGCAGAGGCAGTCATTCAAGAAGTGAGATTTGAAGAAGCTGTTCGCAGGCTTCGTGGGAACAGC